CCGTCTGAAACCGAACTTAAATTATTTTTGCCAAACGGTACGACTATTGAGGTTCTTGGATTAGACGAGGCGAAACGGATTGAGGGCGTTAACTGGACAGGTGGTGGAATTGACGAGATTGCGGACGTTTCTGAGGACGCTTTAAATCTTAACATTCTACCAGCTCTTAATACTGTAGACCCGCGTAGACCAGAGTACAGACCGTGGTGTTGGTTTTTAGGCGTGCCGGATGGTCTTAACCATTACTATAAAATGGTTAAAAATGCAGAAAGTGGTGCAGATCCTGATTCTAAGGTGTTTCATTGGAAATCCGCTGACATATTACCGCCGGACGTTATTGCGGCAGCAAAGAAGCGCATGAGTAAGAAACAATTCGCGCAAGAATTTGAAGCTAGTTTTGAAACCGCTACAGGACGCATTTATGAAGATTACAATTCTGGAAATATAACCCATTCCACACTGCAAGAACATGAGCAGATTTGTTGGTTCCATGATTTTAATTATTCACCGTTATCTAGCGGGATCGCGGTAAAGCGAAAAATTGAAGTTGATGGGCTTACTGCGGAAGGTGTTTTTATTGTCGGTGAAATTATTCTAACCTCTGCTATTGCACAACAAGCCGCGATGGAATTTGTCGAGCGGTTTAAGGATCACCGGAATAGAACTGTGGTTATATACGGCGATCCGTCTGGTCGTGCTGGCGAAAAGCATGGGCACTTGTCAGACTATTTAACAATCGAATCCCATCTAAAACAAAACGGCTGGAACCCAGAGAGGCGGGTTAAAAACTCAACACGTTCAATAAGGGATGGGCAAAATGCGGTGCGGGCCAGAATTGCAAACAGCTATAATGAGCGGTTTTTATTTGTAAATCCAGATACTGCGCCAACAATACATGATGGATTTTTAACATGCGAATTTAAAAAAGGGTCAACGTTTATGGAAGAGGAAAGCTATTCGCAACACGTAATATCAGCAGTTCGTTATTTTATAGATTACGATTATCCTGTTACAATAGGCGGAATGGGTGATAGTAGCGTTGAAATTTCTGGAGGTTTGTGATGCATAAAGATTATAAGAAAATGCTGCCTGTGTGGCAGATGTGTGAAGACGCTGCTGCGGGAGAACGCTTTGTTCACGCTAAAGGCCCTGATTATTTACCAAAGTTAAAAGGTGAGGCTGCGAAGGATTATTTAACAAGGTTAAAAATGACGCCGTGGTTTGGTGCAACGTGGCGAACGATTATTGCATTACGAGGCATGATATTTCGATCAGACCCTGTGATGGAAGTAAACGATATTTTTAAAGAGAACATAAACAATGGCGGAAAAAGCTTAATAGCATTTTCCAAAGATGTTGTTTTGCAAGTGCTTAAAACCGCTCGCGCGGGTATCTTAGTTGACTATCCAGATACGTCTGGAGACTTAACACAAGCGGGAGCACTTGCTGCAAGACCTTACTTGGAATTGTTTAATGCTGTTGATATTTTGGATTGGCAACTGGACATTGAAAATGGAGTTGAAATCCTAACACGGGTTGAATTAAAGCTCAGTGACGAAGATGCGCTGATTTTGCTACTAGATAAAACCGGTTATTCGCAGATTAAGGCAAAGCTAGACCGTAACGGCAAAATAACAAATGAGGAAGCACCTTATCAACCAAAAATGGATAACAAGCCATTAAGATTCATACCGTTTCAATTTGTCGGGGCGGATAGTTTAGATCCAACAATTACAGAACCACCATTGATTGATTTAATTACAATGAATTATCATCATTACAGACAAGCGTCGGCGTATGAACGTGGATGCTTTTTGTCCGGCCTACCGACATTGTTCTTATACACAAGTGACGATCCTGGTGTAATTTATGTGGGTGGCCCAACTGCAAACAGGTTGAAGGATAACCAAGCTAAGGCGGAATTTATTGAAGTTAAAAGCGAATTTAAAGCATTGTTGGCAAACCTGGAACAAAAAGAGCGCATGATGGCGGTTTTGGGTGCTCGTATGCTGGAGGATGTTAAAAAGACTGCTGAAAGTGAGGGCACTGTTGCAAGACGGCAAAGCGGCGAGGAATCTGTACTTGCAGATATTGCTTCAACCTGCGAAGCCGGTATTTTGAAAGCGCTGCAATGGGCAACAATGTGGTCAGGTGAAGATGCTAAAAACGTTGAATTTCGTTTAAACCGCGAATTTGTGCCAGCAAAATTAACTTCGCAAGAAATTACCGCATTAATGAGCGCATATATACAAGGCGGTATAAGTTATGATACATTATTTTACAACTTCCAGCGAGCTGGTATGTATCCGCCCAATGCGGACAAAGACAGCGAACGCGGTGCTATGTCGGAGTTATAATGAGCGATAAGCGTGTCATCAATTTTCCTCAGACTGTAGAATATGTAGAAATTAACCGTGTTTTGTCACAATCTATTGCGGATGCAATAGAAAAAGCGAAGGATGACGGAGTAACGTATGGTGACTTGGTTGCTACCCTGCAAGGATACACCACAATGATCACAATGGAAATGTTGGGGTATAAGGATGAAGATTGATAAGCGCATACTTAAGGAAATTTTAAAGTTCCAAATTGACTTAAACCGCTTATCTGTTGCACAGCGAACCAAAGTTGTCAACGTTTTTAAAAAGGCTTACAAGGAAATAAAAAACGTAAGCGATGCAGATATTGTACAGTTATCCGCGCGAAAGCGTGAAGCAATTATTAAAGAATTTGGGGACGTTGCTGGTAAAGCGTTGGTTGATATTGCAGACGAATTGCGTGATTCGGTTTTGCCAAGTATTGCGGAATTGCAGTTTAAAGCGACGGACAAGTTATTCGCAAGCTTGAATATTGGGCTCGCTACGGGTACGCTTGCTGAAAGCTTAGTAAAAGATCCGTTTATTAATGGCAATCCCCTTGCAGCTCATTGGGCTAAGTTATCTCAGACGACACAATTTAACCTGAGCGCAGCGGTGCGAACTGGTGTTGTAACAGGTGAGAGCAATGTGCAAATGTTTAGACGTATCCGCGAAGCTTTGGATATTTCACAACGAAGCGCAATGACGCTTATAAATACTGCGGTTCATAATGTTGGAAATAGTGCGCGTGATGCGGTTCATGCTGCAAACCAAGATGTAATTAAGAATGTAGTGTGGTTAACAGCATTGGACTCACACGTCTGTGAGCTTTGCATAGGACGCTCTGGTTTAAGTTGGAAGAATAACGATAACCACACGCCCGACGGTCATTCCATACCGTTTCAAATACCTCCGATCCACCCAAATGACCGCTGTGTGTTGGTTCCTGTGATAGATAGCGAATTGTTGCCACCGTTGACAGCGGGTGAACGTGCATCCAGTTTCGGGCCTGTGAAAGGTGATATAACGTTTAAAGAGTTTCTGGATATGCTTCCCGAAAGCGAGGTTGAAGATATGCTTGGCGTTGGTAAAGCGCAACTCTACCGTGACGGAAAAATCACATTGCGCGATCTACTTGATAATAGTGGAGAAGTTGTTACTCTGGAAAAATTATTGAAAAAATACAGTTAAACTTTGCAATGTAATCTTGCATAAATATTTCGTAGTATAATCCGCACAAGAGCGCGATGCTCTTCATTTGTTCATACCTAGGGCGCGATGCCCGCGTGAAGCGATTTCACGTTATCTTGGAGTAAATTATGCCTTTGAAATTAGTTACTGATTCCCTTGATGGAATTGATGATGCAAGTAAGTCTTTGTATATTAAGAAAGATGATGGTAAGTTTCACTTGGATGTTGATGGTTTGCCGGACACAAGCACGTTGGAAAAAACGTTGCGAACTGTACGGGGAGAGCGAGAGACTTTTGAACGTGAGCTAAAAGAAATTCGCCAAAAATTTGCAGGGATTAAAGATCCCGAGCAAGTTAAAAAACTGTTGCAACAACTTGAAACGGATGAAGAAGCTGCGCTTATTGCGAGCGGTAAAGTTTCTGAAGTTGTGCAAAGACGTACTGAAAAACATATGGCGGCAATCCAAGCGAAACTGGATGCCGCAATAGCATCGGAACAAGCAGCTATCAAAAAGGCGTCGGTATTCACCGAGCGCGTTTTGAAAGGGCAGGTAGCACAAGAAGCAATGGCGTTGGAAGTTTTTGATAAAGCATTGGATGATATTTGGTTACGTGCCAAAGCCCAGTTTGTTTTAGATGATACTGGAACCGCTGTTGCAAAAGATGAAAATGGCGAAATTATTCTTGGAAAAGATGGTAAATCACCATTCACAATACAGGAATGGATGACCGAACTAAAAGAAAAAGCACCGCATTTGTTCAAAGTTACAAATTCGGGTGGCGGAGCTCGTAAGCAGCGCGAAAGCGGTAAAGACGAGACAAATTTGCCAGCTCGGGAGCGGTTACGGATAGCAAGAGAACGACGAAGTTGATTAATATTTAAAGGAGCTATGACATGGCAGCGTTGACACTATTAGAAGCAAGCAAGCTCAACAACTACAC